TGCGTCCCGCCTGCCGGATCTGCGAGGCAATGGCTGGCCCGAACGCCGTGCCCATCCGCAGCTTGGAGAGCATCATCTCCACCTCGTTCTGCGCCTCCGCAGCGAGGATCGCGGGGCTGTAGTCGCGCAGCTCGTTGGCGAAGTCCATCACGAACGAGTGCAACTTGCGCAGCGCGTTGTAGGCAGCGATGGTCGCGCCGACCACGGCCATCACGGCGGTGGACATCACTCCGAGAGCGGCAGACGCCACTCCGATCATCGTTCCCACCGTCCCGAACGACTTGCTCATCGTGGAGGTTGCCGACTTGATCGACGCGGACCAGCCGGACGGGCCGGACATGATCGTCCTGATCGCGTTCTGCGCCGACGATGCCATGTCCGTCATGCGGGTCGCAATGCCGGGACTGCCGCCGCCCGGACGGCCAGCGGGGATCGGCGCACCCTCGCCGCCGTCGATGTCGATGTGGATGGTCCCGAGATCCTGCATCAGACCTCCCAAGTGATCTCAAAGGAGCAGGTAAAGGTTTCCGTCCCGCGCATCCATCCCACCGCGTCCTCGACAGATTCGACCTGACCGCCGGACTGCCAGATCATCGGGATCGTCAGGATGCCGCCGAGGTCGTTCTGGATCAGCAGCGTCCGAAGTCCGTCGATGAACTGCTCGATTCCGATGTCTCCCGCGATGCGCTCCGTGGCGCGGTTCGTGGAATCCATCAGGCCGCGCCACCACACGACCACCTGCACCGTCGATTCCAGAAGGCCCACCCCGCTGCGAGGGTGCTTGGCGGCATCGCCGCTCGGGACGATCTGCACGGCGTACTGCGACAGCACCTCGTCGCCGGGTGCTTCGGAGAGGTAGACGGCGTTGCCGTAGCCGCTCGTGACCATCCAATCGCGGATCTCGTCGCGGAGGGCGATCCACACGGTTGCGTTTGATTGCACGGCCATCAGCCCTGCGCCGCCTTCTCGTGCATCGCCCGCACGCGGGCGCGGAACGCGATCTGCGCGTCCCCCGTGGCCTGAAACACGACCTGCTCAACGAGTTCCGGCGAACCGAACGACACCCCGATGGCTCGGGCCATCGTCAGCGTTTGACGCGCTTCGACTGCGGGGATGTTCTGCGCGAGTCCCATCGCTGTCTCCGAATCAAACTCCGAGGGGAGCCGTCCATAGGTCGCCAAGAAGAGGGCGGCCCCCCTTGTCAGTTTCCCGCGCGCTCGACCGCCTTGCCGATGCGGGCGAACACGGCGAACAGGATCTCGTCCGTGGCAATCGCGGCGACATCGGGCGTCCGGGCGACCTTGCGGATCGCAGCCGCCACATCACCGACTCCGGGAGCTTCCGACGCCTGCGGCGCAAGGGCGGCGATCACTTCCGTCCATTGGACGATCAGGTCACCGGACGGGACCGTCACCTTGAACAGCAGGGGGTCGTTCTGGTCGTTGAGGTCGATCATGTGGTGGAGGTCGTGGAGAGGATGTTCGACTGGTTCGGGATCGCCTTGAAGGTCAACGCAAGCCGCTGCTCGACGTTTCCGAACTGCGACAGCACCGTGGAATCACCGATCAGGTAGCAGCGGTCGAACTGATACGCCGTCTTGCCCGCCGTCTTGGGGACGATCTTGACGCCGAACGCGCCGCCGTCGTTGACGAGCAGGCGACCGACCGTGGCCGTGTATGCCTGACCGCGAAGGTCAGCGATCATGCCAGCGTATATCGCGCTGTCCCACTTCACGAGGGTGCAGGTCAGGGTTGCGGTGATGTTCTGCACGACGATCTCCTCCGGTGCCTGACCGGACGAAACCGTGCGGATCTCGTGCATATTGTCCGTGTAGGTGATCTGCGGGAGGTTGTCGTTGTCGCTCTCGCCAAGCACGGAGAAACCCGACCCCGTGTTGATGTGGATCTCTGTCGGGCCGGAAACGAAGATTGCGGATGCCATTCAGGTTCTCCCTTTGAGGACTCGTGCAAGCCCCATTCTAATGGTTCGGGCGATGTCCGACCATTCCTTCCCCGTGGGAACGAGGAATGGCCGCTTGGGGACGGTCACGCCGCCCCACGCCATGATGAAGTCCCGGCCACGCGCCAGCCCCTCGGCGTTCGGATTGCGCCCGGTGGCGTGCTCACGCTTGCCCTTGCGCGTCAGCGGGATGAAGTTCGGGCCGGATGTCTCAAAGCCAAGCTCGTGGAAGATGCCGTACAGCGCGCCGGAAACCGTCACGGACACCCGCTTGGGGCCGGAAAGGGCCGCGCGGGCCGACAGGCTGCGCTGCAGGTTGCCCGTGTCGCGCAGCGGCTTCCCGCCGTCGCGGTATGACGAGCCTTCCATCAGGTACTCGGTGACATCCACCGTCTTGGTCACGGTCTGGCCGTTCTTGCGCTTGACCGTCTTGATGACCTTGACCGTCCGGGTCTGAAGCGGGATCGCGCCTTGCGGCGGCTTCCTGCGCGTCCAGAACCGTGCGGACAGGGGCTTCAGGGGTGCAAGGGCCGTTTCGCTCCCGTTCTCGCCGCGCCCCACGGAGTTCGCAATGTGCCGCTTCGCGTAGGAGGCGATGGCCTTGGCAATGCCGTCCCGGATTCGCGGGTCACGAAGCGCACGCTCCACCCGCGCGTTCCAGTTCACGGTCAGCCCCCCGGCATCGTGTTCGGCTTGCGAGGCGGGAAGAACCCGCTCGTGGATACGCCGTTGTAGTACGCAAAGGTCTGCAGGGGGGTGGCACGCACTTCCGGCAACCCGGCGTCCGCCGCCTTCTGCAGCGCGCCGAAGATCATCTTGCCGTCCCGCAGGGCTTCAAGGAACCCGTAAGCGCGCGTCAGGCGGGCCTCCACGGCAGGCGTCAGCTTCATGGCCCGCCGCTGGAACAGGAACTCCACCGCCAAGTCCACGGTGATCGACCGCAGCAGGGGGTCGGACGCGGCTGCAAGGGCCGTCAGGTCGGTGTCCGTGTAGATGTTCCCGACCCGCGCATAGGCGGCGACCATGCCCGAAGCGCGCTCTAGGGCATTGTCCGTCACCGGGTTCGCACCCGGCATGGGTGACCCCTGATCGCTGCACAGCTGCGCGATCACCTGTGCATCAAGCGAGGTCTCAAGATCCGCATAGGTGGCGTAAACGGGCATGGTGGCTCCCTACGGCAAGGGGGGGCAGCAGCCGAAGCCACTACCCCCCCTTGTGTGGAGAAGGGTCGGATCAGAGGGTCACATCAGCGACGAGGACGCCCGACACCGGGGCAACGACCTCGCTGGTGCTGTTGTCGATCACGCGGCCTTCGATGCGGCGATCCTTCGGATCGTCCCAGTTCTCGACCGTCATGTCCTCGAACGCGAAGATCTGGCAGGTGGCGAAGGAGGTGCTGCCCTCCACGCCGACCAGCCCGCCCGGACGGCTCACGAACACCGCCGAGTTGCCGTACACGAAGGAGCGGGTCGTGCTGGCCGCGCCCTTCTTCGTGGTGACCTTCACGCTGTCATCGACCACGACCTGAACGCCAAACAGGTTCGGCGGGAGGCCGTACTTGGCGAAGGTGTCCGCACCCTGCAGGAAGGGCAGAGCGGCGGGGTAGTTCTTCACATAGTCACGAACTTCCGTGGTCTGCGAGAGCAGGTTGGCAACCGTGGGGCTGATGACCATCATCACATCGGTCTCACCACGCACCGCGCCGCCCGTGGCAAGCGAGATGCGCTGCAGGGCCGTCTGAATGCCCTTCTGGATGTTGTTGCCAGAAGCCGCAGTCCACGCGCCGCCCGAGATCGCCGTGCCCGTCGCGTAGTAGTTGCCGACCGCGTTGAAGGTAGCGGAGGTGGTGAGGGCGGTCGCGGTACGCATCGACCGGGCCGTCATCGCCAGCTGCGCCTTCGCGCGGGCGTGCTGCGCCACCACATCCCAAGCGGCCTGCTTGACGGTCTCGTTCGGGATGTAGAAGGGGTAGGCGTAGCGGGCGCAAGCGAACGACACGAAGTCGTGCTCGTTCGTCTTGCCGACCGGGCGGTCGTTGCCGAGCGGCCACGCGAACTCGTTGGTGTCCGTCACGCGAACGTTGTCATCCGAGTTGAGGCGCAGGTAGTAGCCCGTCATCTGGTTGACGGGAACGATCTGCGCGTACTTGGTGATGGGGAACGTGTTCACCGCACGGGTGAACTCGACCTGCAGGGCGCCCGTTGCGAGGGCGTTGGTGGACGGGACGTAGGTGTTCAGTCCGCCACCGACTGCGACATAAGCCATTGTGTGACCTCCTTTGGGTCAAGAATCAGGGAATCGCCTTGGTGGCGGGGAGTCGGTACGCCCAGAAGATCTGGCCGCTAGCCGCACCTTCAAGGGCAACGAAGAGGGCGACATCGGCAGTCGTGGTGGTGGCAATGGCCTGTCCCGCGGTCGTGGCCTTGAGGGCCTGCCCTGCGGTGATCGTGCCGCCAGCCGAAATCTGCACGCAGTTCGACGGCTGCAGGCTGATCGGGTCGCCGGAGTTCGCGTGCGCGCTGGAGTCAAAGCGGCGGGTGGAACCATCGGTCACACCGACCACATAGTCCCCGGCAGCGGTTGCGGCCACGCCCTGAAAGGCCGTGGTGTCCATCTTGACGATGCGGTACGGGTTGATCGTGCCACCCGCGACGAGATTGGGAGAGAACTGAAGCATTGTGTGATTCCTCCTATTGGATCACTTCTTGATGCGGGCGTTGATCGCCTTGGCAAACTCTTCGGGCTTGCCAGCGAACTGCTTGACCAGATCACCGACATCGGTGACCTGCATGGTCTTGGGAAGAGCCGCGCGGCTCATGTCGATCTTGGTGCCGATGGGGTCGCGGGCGAACAGGTCGCGCCACGACTCAATCAGGGCCACCGGGTCGGTCGAGGACTGCAGCTGCGCCACGAGGCTGTCGCGCTGCGACTCCGGGATGCGGTAGCCGTCCTGCTCCATCAGGTCGATCTCGCGGGCGAACTTCTCGCGCTTGATCTCGGCTTCGAGGCGACCCATGCGGGCCTTCAGGCGGGCGTTCTCGGCGCGCAGGCTGTAGGAAGCCTTGCGGGACGCGACCACCTCGGTCTCGCCCTCGTCCTCCTCGCCAGCCTCCACGCCACCCTCGACATCGTGCGAACCGATGTCGATGTGGATCGCGTCTTCCTCGCCAGCCTCGTACTTCATGCCAGAACCGGAGTTCTCCTCGTACTCCTCGTCCTCCTCGTACTCCTCGGACTCCTCGGCGTTCTCCACCTTGTCCTCGGGCTTGTCACCGAAGTGACGCTTCATCATCTCCGAGAGGTCGGAAATCGCGCACTTCATCGCTTCCATCTCCTCGCGGATGTCCTTGTCGGATGCCATTGAGGCTTCCTCCTTGATTTCCGCCGGGACGAATGTGTTGAGCCCACCACCGACCCCGGCGAGGTCGAAGTTGGACTTTGAGCAGGTGATCTTCTCGCCCTTGCGCGAGAAGTGGGTGTCGGGCAGCGGTCGGCGCGGAGTCTCGCGCCCAAGCAACGCCACTTCCGACAGGTGATTCGATTCGGCCCAAATCTCCGCCGAACGCCGGGGGAAGGCGTTGGTGGCGATAAGGCGGTCGAAGATGGGTCGGTTGACCTCCATGTCGCCAACAATGTACCCAACGCCATCACGCTCCTCGTAGGAAAGTGACGGGATTCGGCCCACCGCGCTCTTGGGTTCGTCACCGTCCTTCTCGTGCATGATGACGAGCTGCGGGAACGATCCACGCGCCATGTGCTTGCGGGTGCTGGCGACGATCTCGCGCAACCGCCTGTTGTCGAACTTCTTGAGTTCCGGGTCCGCCTCGGCATCGTCAATGGCCGGGTCGAACGCCATGAACAACTCCACGCGGCGGATCGTCACCTTGTCGCCGTCGTTCTCGACATTGTGCGAGGTCTTGGCATTCACGGTCTTGCCCTCCTTGCGTTCCATTTCGTCCACCTTGCGCTTTGCCCACGCCTTGCCGGAATCGCCGCCCCACAGGAGCCACGCGATATACCCGGCGGAATCAACCCCCCACCCCTCGCCCTTCTTGTCAACCTCGTGACGGGCGAAGTAGGAGTGCATCCGGCGAACGGTGTCGGGGGACAGGTTCTTGCGGTTCTTGATGTCCCGCGCCCGCGCCACGCCGATGGCCGTGCCGCCGCGCCCGTGCTTCTCGCGGAGGGCAAGGCCGCGTTCGGCGTTGGATGCCATCTCGGAGGTTGGCTTCAGGTCGATGTCCATCAGATGAACACGCGGTACGGGATTCCGGGGATCGGCGTGAACGTCGGCAGCGCGTCGATCTGCGCCTGCGTCAGTTCCACCGTCACGCGGATGTTCGTGTGCCAGCGGGGGTCACCGGGCTTCAGGATGACGCCCGGATCATCGGGGTCAAGCCGCGCCGGGATCGGCCCGATGTGGTCGATGGCGCAGCCCACGGGGACCACGGTGACCTCGCCGTCCGTGTCGGTGACTTCCTGCGCCAGCCCTGCGGCGATGAGCGCATCGTCCAT